AACGATAAGCAGAGTTGTGCGGGCTTCCTTTTCTATATCATCTAAGTTCATATTGATTGCACCAACAGCCATGCAACAAAGGTGGCAAACATTACGGCCACTAAAATTGTTTCGGTAAGGTCACTCATTTTGCTCTCCTTGGTTATTGTGCGATCAGTATAACATTGTTTTACAACTTGTCAAAAGAAATTTACATCTAATTCATTTGTCGTGACACCGTTGCGGTATCGTTGCAGTGCAGCCTTCAGCCCCTCCTGATCGTCAGTCTTACGCTCGATAGCGTCAGCCACTGCCAGATCGATGGTGTCACGGCATAGGATGCGGATGATTGATACCGACTTTTTCTGACCCTGCCGGTCGATGCGTGCGTTCATCTGGTCATATAAATCAAGGCTCCAGTTCAACCCGAACCAGACGACGACGTGACCTGAGTCCTGCAAAGAGTCCAAACCATGGCCGATGCTCGCCGGGTGACCGATCATCAGCCTGACCTCACCTCTGTTCCATCGGTTGATCACCTTCTCGGTATCCTTTGATGATATCTCAGTCAGGTTGACAGGCTTGTACGACCTGAATCGTTCCATGATTCGCATAGCATCAGCCTTGAAGGTATAACTGCACAGCACGGGTGACCCGCCTGCTTCCTCCAATACCTCCTCCAGTGCGTCCAGCTTTGCGTCATGCAGCACCTCATAATCAAGGCCACCGGACACCACATAAGGATTTCCGTTCGCAATCTGAAGGCACTTATTCGAGATGCTGGTCTTGCTGAATACCTCCAGCTCGGTACCGTTGTCCAGCTTGCTGAAAAGATCACGCTCGATATCCTGATAAACCTTCCGCGCAGAGTCGGGCAGATCCACCATCATGTTGACGATCACCTTCGTCGGCATATCGAGATAGTCACGGGCGTCCATCTTGATCGTGATATCACCAATCTTCTGCTCGATCCGCGCCTTACCCAGCTCACTCGGTTTGTAACTCCACCCCATATAGTCAGACTCGAAGTACGAGTCCTTGAAGTGGGTGACGTACTGTCCGAGCCGCTGCCCACCGTCGACCACCAGATACTGACCATGCAGATCAAGGTACCCGTTGCTGGCCGGTGTACCTGTCAGGCCAGTGCGGTATTTGAACCGAGGGATTATCTTGCGCCAGCCGGTGATCTTGATCTTGTGCATCTGCCCTGTTCGGTCCTTGCGATCACGGTTACCGCCAGACATGCGCAGGCTGGATGCGTTCTTGCATTTCGACACCTCGTCATATACAACCATCTGAAACGGCAGTTCTTTGTCATGGTAGTAATGCTCGAGTGTCTCGGCCAGCCAGTTCATGTTTTCATAGTTGATCAGGAACACATCAGCGTCGGTGAACAGCGCACGCAGTCGCTTCTCCTTGGTACCATGCACGATGCTGAAGCGCAGGTGCTGAGTGTGACTCCACTTGCGAGCCTCACGCGCCCACACAGCATGCACCACGCGTAGCGGTCCGAAGATCATCGTCTTCTGCACCTGCCCTGCGCGCATGCGGTCAACGATTGTGGTCAGGGTACTTATTGTTTTACCTGTACCCATGCCCATCCAAAGCATCGAATCTGCGCACTTCAACTGATGAAGGATTGCTTCCTTCTGGTATTCATGCAGCTGAGATGGGGTTAGCATTCTCTGTATTTAACCCGGAACACTTTATCCGAGTAGCACTTAATATATCCGTTCTCACCAGTGACAACCCACCAACCGTGACTCAGTGTTACAATGCTGCCGTCGTAACGGATCATGATGTGATCGGTATCGTATAGGCAGGCTTCATCGAACATGGCAATCACCTCAGCAGAGTTACGCCCATCCCACTGGATCGCGTCAGCCTTGTATGGTGTCTTTTCGTATTTCATATCTTCTCCATGAATCTGTCCACACCCTGCTCACCGTACACAGTGACCACCTTGGCGCCCATCTCAACCAGCCGTGCATGCTCTCGGATCTGCACAGAACTGAGAACCCCTGAGTCTGTCTTTACCTCAACAAACCACGTCCTTCCGTCAAGGAACACAATGCGATCCGGTACGCCATCACGCCCGGGTGACACCCACTTACGGGTCAGGCCACCGCGTGCCACCACACACTTGTCGAGGTACGTCTCGACCTTATTCTCACGGACGCCCATTGATCACCACCATTCTCTGACCGAAAAACACCACCTTCTCAGCATCGTAGACACCGTCCGTGTAGCCACGCTTGACCAGACCCTGCCGTGCAGAACAGCTGCGCCAGATTGCCTTGAACGCGTTACCCTCGGCAAAGTTCATCTGCAGCGCCTCAATGATATCGTTGCACTCAGCTGTGTAAGATAAGTTACCTGACAGCGGGTCGGACACTTTGACCTTGTAATAGCTCACTGAGCCGCCGGTGTACTCAGGTGTGTGCAGTCCTTCAGCTTGGTCTTTCATCTCGTTCTCCCGTTAAACAATGTGATACATTCTACCAGCTTTTTCGCCTCGCGGATGTAGTATTCGTAATTTATATCGCTGAACGTCATACCGCTCAGCCGGTTGGCGATCATCACCGTCCACCCTGTGTGGATGCCGGTGCGGACTTCCTGATACATGCTACGGTTCTTGGTGTGAATGCGCTCGTCCCATACACCCTCACCGATCTCCTCCATCACCTGCTCATAGTATGAGTCGGTCAGCTTGTTGGCACGCTTGAAGCCGGTACCCTTGGCAGGTGCGATCTTCTCCAAGGTGTCACCGTCGGTCGAGATGTAGTACCGGATGACGTTCGGAATCTTCACCCCGCCCCACTCCAGCACGTTCGCGCGTGGCACCTTGGTGCGCAGGAGGAAGTCGTACACGTCATCATGGTTCTCGATGACCTCACGGATGTCCTCACCTCGCACCAGTGCAGCCTCTGCTGCCTTGGCAACGACACGCGCTGACCAGTCCTTATGATGAGGTAGCTCACGTGTGCCGGGCTTCTCCATGGCTGTCTGGTAGGCGTAGCAGCCTATGCGCTTGACGTACATTTATCTCTCCTTATCACTCTGAATCCTTTACATACCGCGTCACTTACCGATCTACGATGGTATGTACTAAGAACGCTTCCAATCCTTAACTCTAACAACCTATTGTATTTGCAGAACTCGACTTCACCTGTAGGGTGATGAACTTCATATTCATATTTAGTTTTTAAATGTGAAAATAACTCTCCCTGTATCCTGACTCTTTCAGGGTCACTAGCCCACTTCTTTTTAAGTTTTTCAGAATGTCCATCTCTGATGCCAGCCGCCCACTGTCTCTTTAAATTTTCACTCATTTTCAGACTTGTTTCGGGCGACGTGACCATCCCTGTACTGCTATCCATTCTCAAGTTATAACCAAACTGTCTATCAGTTGACCCTGACTTTTTCATCCAGTACAACTCTCGTTCTGAAATAACATCGAGAGAACAAAACTCGAGAGGAACCATCTCAAAATTATCAATTCCGTCCTTGACCATCGCTCTGTATAGATAGTCGTTTAAATGTCCTAATGCTCTGAATTCAAAGTCATATAGGTACTGATGACACCTCTTGTACATACACTTGGTTCTACCTATATATATTTTTCCATTTATAAGGTTTCTTATCCCATAAATGACGGGTCGGTTTTTTAAAAGCAAGTTTGGTTTCATCATCACAGTGTAATGTAGTTATTCACTAACCGCAATGTAATTATTAACATCTTTTACAAACATGCGTGAGTACAGCGCCTCCTCCAGATGCAGCTTGGTGACGCTCTCCCACCACCGGCACAATGACCTGACATGGTCGAGGTACTCTCGAGGGCACAGGCACGTCACACCGTCGGTATTCGCCTGTATCATGCGCAGTCCTGGCACCTTGATCATTTGCTCGATCAGCATGCACAGCAGCAGCTGACCGTTGATAGTGATCGCCATGGTGTAGGCCATGTCGAGGAATGGACTGTGCTCGTTGTTGGACCCGCCATACGCACCATTAAGCGCCAGCTTGTACGCCTCATTCTCTGGTGTCTTCTTTGGGAACGTCTTACGGGTTTCGTACACACTCAGGTACGCATTGCAGAACTCAGTACCGAGGTGCTCAGGGTAGAGGTTGTTCTGGATACCCAGATTTGGGTAGTATGATCCAACATCGTTATCAATCAATAGGTTACGTTCATCTGAGTAGACCGCCTCCCCGTCCACTGAGCCATGCAACCCTCCCGTGCCGAAGTAGTAAGTCAGGCCACCGACGCTGGCCGACAGATCGGTGAACACACCCTTCGTCTCGGTGATCGTCTGGGCTGCGAGCCACTGGTGGATCCGGTGGAACTCAGGATGCTCCAGCTTGACATACGGGAAGATGACATCAGCAAGTGCCAGTGATGTACGGATAGTTTGCTTCTTCTGTTTCCGGTTGGATGAGTCACGGTAGTAACAGCTGACCCCATGCTTCTCCATCTCAGTCACCAGCAGCGTCTCACCGATCTTCACATCGGACATGTTGGTCATATCGATACCGAACGATGCACTCAGGTCGGCTCGCAGCTTCAGTGCCGACAGCGACTCCCGATAGAACAACATTGTCGCCTCAACGTCGTGCCAGTTGTACTCGATCAAGGTGTCGATCTGCTCACTGGTCAGCACTGTGCCGACCTCAAACGGTAGATCCTCGACAGAGTCCATACGCATGTTGAACTCCAGCACCTTCAGGCTGGTCATCTTGGCCTTGTTGTCGAAGTGGTGAACCTTGAACAGATCCACTTGGGATACGATACGGTCACGGTCCCAGATGATGTGGCCGAACTCACCAAAATTATTGATGATCGACATCGCCTTGGCATAGATATCATGGCAGGTGATGAACTCGTACCCGTAGATGTAGTGCAGCACGGGGTAATCGAAGCCGACGTTATTGAAACCGACCATGCGACAGCCCTGCTGACGGAGCGTGTCTAGCCAGTCGCAGAGTGCGTCGTACTGATTGCGGCGATCACTGATCTCGAACTGCCAGCGTGTGCCGTTGGTGTGCTCAGCACAGAGTGTGAACGCGTTGGGGAATGTTTCAATATCATAAGTGATGTCGCCCGGTGTGACGCCAAAGATGAAGTCAGGCTCCACGGCGTAATCTCCTGAGGTATCCACTGCCGATGTTGACGCAAGGTGGCGCGTCGTCGCTGATGTCCCACGACTTGCCACATTTTTTACAGTATACGGTATCGCATACCCTGTAGGTATTGTGCATTATTGTCTCCTTATAGTTCCCCGCATAGCCCACTGTCACTGGGCTATATGTGGTGCTATTTATCAGCTCTTTCCTGTGCAGCCTTGTCGGAGTAACCTGCCTTGTAACGCAGCATCAGTTTTTCCATGTTGGCTGCGATGACTTTATCACGACTGATACCCGTCTCAGCATAGATATGTTCAAACTCTTTGTCGAATGTCGCGATAAGTCGACGCAACTGCTGCTTATCCAGAGCTTTATTGTAGACTGTGTGCTTCTTGACGTGATCGAGGATGTTACCCGCGATGACGATGATCGACCCGCCTTCAATCGGTTCACCTGCACCCGGCAACATCATCTTCAGACCTTCCAAAAAGAACTCACAATCGCCAATTTCCTCCACGATGTGAGCAGGGTCGGTAGCATCAAACAGCTCAGCCACCTCACCACTCAGTCCGACAGCCATGTGAAGCAGGTTACACTTCTCAGGTGTCAGTGTCGCGAGGATGTCAGCACCGGGCTTGATCATACCTTTGACGAACTCACCATAAATGTTAGATGGTGTGATCTTATTTGATTGACAGTTCACTTCAGCCGCCTTGGCTTTTGCCAGTTCGACAAAGTCAACCACGTGTGGATCGTCAACCGACTCTCCGTTCTTTAATATCATTGTCATAACACCCCCTTCATTACTTTCGCAGGTTTGAACGACACACTCTTGCTGGCGACAATATGTAATGCCTCACCTGTCTTCGGGTTACGACCAATACGTGCGACGCGTTTGGTCACCTTGAACTTACCGAAACCGTGCAGGTCGACCTTCTCATCGCACGACAGTGCTTCTACGATGTTAGTCAGCATGGCATCGACTACACGATGTATTGTCACCTGTGAGCTATCACACTGGTCTGCTACCAGTTTAATCAAGTCGCTTTTGTTCATTTGATTCTCCGTTAAGTTAGAACGAGGTAGGCGGAACCAGCAATCCACCAGCGATCATCTGCTGATCAGTCCACCCTGCCGCTACGTACTGTGCATAGGTGTACTGTGCGGCAGCAGTCATGATTGGACCCGATGGTGCAGGTGCAGGTGCAGGTACTACCGACCCCATATCACTAAACAGCTCTTCCACGGACTTGCGGCTGTCCAGACGACCCAGTTCACCCAGCACACCGGTGATCATCACCGCATTCAGGCCGGCTGATACGCCGCTGTTCACCGCCTGCTTATAGACGAACGTGTTGAACGACGCCCATGCGATATCACCTGACACAACCTGAGATGGATCCATGACGGGCTGCATGTTCGAGTCAACCACTGCAGGTTTATACTCAACCTTCGCACCACCTGAGATAATCATGTAGTTGTGCATCTTTGGGTCGTTCGGGTACTCGGCTGCACCATCCTTCAGGAAGCACTTACCTTTGGCAGGGAACCCGTTGGGGAACCCTGCTGCTTTTTCCTGTGCGACGATTGCCTGAATATTGACCAGCTGTGGGTCATCCTTGCGAATCAGAATGGTGCAGCTGAACTTTGGGTCATCACCTGGGTTGACTGAACGCGCCTGAAACAGGTGAGGGAACGACAGGATACCTTTGACTTTGAATTGCATGTTGAATCTCCTTATAAGAATGTGATTAAATCTTCAAATACATTTACTACCTTCGTCAGCTTCAATGCACCGGCTACATTACTAATGTACTGCTTGCTGATCTTGTCCTTCTGCTCGTTGGTCAGAGCACCCAGTTTTAACACCTGCGCTGGAGAGATGAGCTTCGATGGATAGATATCGTCCAGTTTCAGCTTGCGACCCTTCAGCATCTTCACTACCTCTTCCTCCGGTACGTTCCAAGCGTTCGAGCTTCTGCCGGGGCGCATTGCGTAGCCACTCACATGCTGACCTGCCTCGATACGACGCTGGATCTCAGCTTCAACCTTGTCGAAGACAGACTCAAGCCCTGCACGTGCGTCGGCCAGCTCGGTTAGCTTCTTGTCGTCCAGCAGGGTCACGTCACCGAAGGTGCTAGTGATCGACTCAAACAGTGACCCCTGCGGTACTGCGGCGATAGCCTTCTTCGACCCTGCTGTACAGTTGGCCTTGTGCTTGCAGAAGTCCTCGCAGTGCTTACCCGGTATCAGTGGTGCGTCTGGGTTGTCAGTCGCGACAGCAGCAACGAACAATTTGTCGGCTTCACGCATCACCACACTGGAATGATTCACGCTGGACCAGCGTACCTTCGGTTCAGTCTTTGGTTGCACGATCGACATGCGACATCCGACATCATAGTCAGGCAGTTTGCCTGCCAGATATGACACCAACTGGCTGTTTCCACTGGCGTCCACACAGGTGCGACCGTCCTTGTAGTCACATACCTCGATGAAATTGATCGTGTCGTCGAACTCGACGGCAGTGATCGTCACGTCAACCGTGCCCCACCAGTCATCACGGCCATACTTCTCACCGGGGTTCGACTGGGTCTCAGCCTGCACCTTGATGGCACAGTCAGGGTAGGCCAACTGCAACTCAGCCACACGTCGACCGATATAGTCGAGAGCAACCTGCACACGTTCAGCACGGTCAATATTAACCATCCATCCTGCACGCTGGTCTTCATGGTTCACCCCGATGATCTCACCGACAAACGACTGAGCAGACACACCGCGTAGCAGACACAACTCAAGCAGCAAGTGTGAGCCTGTGCCGTCGACTGCCGCCGCTCCAGCTATATCAGGGTAAGCGGCCTCCTCACGCACTGAGCCGGGGCAGTGTGGCCACCGTTTGTTACTCGGTCCAAGGCGAGCGTGTCCCATTACAGTGCTCGCACTTGAGCCAGTACGTCGCCGTATTGTGCAGGTTGCAGGGATGCTACACCCGTGACGCCGAATGACTTCAGCACTGCGTCGATGCCATCACGTCCACCGAGGCGCCTGAACTCGATCATGAGTGCGGCGTTGAGCTGCTCGGCACTCATGTTGAGGGCGGCTGGTGCTGGTGCTGGTGCTGGTGCTGGTGCTGGTGCTGGTGCTGGTGCTGGTGCTGGTGCTGGTGCTGGTGCTGGTGCTGGTGCTGGTGCTGGTGCTGGCTCAACCTTATACGGTAGTTCTACATCAGGTGCTGCAGTCGTCTTACCTGCCAGTGCCACCAGTGCTTCCAGTGCTGCAACCATTTTCTTGATATCTTGTTCGATACTCATATTGTCTTTCCCCTTATTTAACAGTGATGGTGATACGATTGTCGACGTAAGCCTCAATCATCTCCCGGACGACCCATGTGTAGGGTCGGTTCTCTTTTGCACAGATATCCTTGAACTTCTCGATTGTGTCGGAATTGACACGCATGTTCAGGTTATCGTCTTTCAGTTTCTCTTCTGCCATTACTTCTCTCCTTTGGTTAAAACTGGTGGTCGCTCTACTTTTCACCTGTTCCGCGACCTCTGGATTATCTATTACGGTTCATCAATAAAGAATGGTTGAGGGATTTGAACCGACGACCACCGCACATCTTCGAGTTATCTAGAATCTCTACGAATTCGCGTTGCTCTACCACTGAGCTAAACCATTCTGTGTTGAATACCGAATCCGTCGCTTTTTCTCGCAGATACTTGCTTCGCTCATCGGTAAGACATTGTACTGCGTGTTTTAACTTTGTGCAACTAATTTCAGTATTATTTTCGATCTCGCCATCTCTACCTCATACATCGCGTACACGTCCGCACCAGTGTGCTTCTCGCTGTTGCGCAGCACCCAGATTCTCAGCGACTGCCCTTTATGGCTCACCCGCTTCTGGCTGCAGCCGATCTCAGCCAGGATACGGCCGATGCGCACCGGTGTGAACCAGCTGGCCTCTTGATTGAGCAGCTCACTGTGCGACATCTCAGCCGCTCGCATGGTGTTCGACAGATCATTCACTGTGACGAGGTCGGACTTGAACGCGCCGATACGCTGATTGATGAACGTCTCGACCGTGATTGCCGCGGCTGACTTGCTCGACTCGCGGATGTCACGCAGGAACTCGGTCATGGCGGGTGCCTCACCGGGGTTGAAGCCGGTCAGGTCCACCTCATTCATCAGGTGGTAGATACAAGCCTCATACTGCTGCAGCATCCACTCCCACCGAGTCTTCCAATACTCGCGCCACTCGGGCAGCACGTTGTCGTATTCGTCGCGGATGTTGAGATCAGACCATGCTGCATGGAAGCGGCGACTGGTACCGCCCAGGCGCAACGGTGTCCGGTCGTTGGTCATCATCATGCAGTTGACGATGTTGCGGATGTTGATCGCCGTGATCCCCTTCGGATTGACGCGCAGGGTGTTCGGTGGAGCAGCGGCCAGCGGCTTGAGACGGTTGCTCACCTCGCGCGACTGTGCATGGTCGGCCATCTCAGTCTCGTTGATCATCAGCAGCTTCGTGTTCATAACGTATTCGTTGTGGTTGCTGGCCAGTTCGGTACCGTCGATTGTCTTCGCATACTCACCCATCGCCTGCATAACTGGGAAGGTGAGAAAGTCCTTACCGATACCCTCCTTGCCCCCGAACAACAGCATGTGGTTGATCTTGTTCTCAGGGAATCTCAGTGTGTACGCCATCCACTTCAGGTGATGGTCGCGATGTTGAGTCCAGCCCAACTTGTCCCAGTGAGCCAGCCACCATGAGCAGTCGCCCTTGGCGCCGAGCAGGGTCTGGTCCGCTGTCCATGAGTTACCGAAGATGACACCCTTCTCAGTGAAGACGCGCGGCATACGCGGTGCGAAGTCAAGACGGTCAACCTTGGTGACCTTGCCGCACTCCAGCGCCTGCTTGCGTATCTCAGCGTCTTGGTCGTTGAAACCGTTCGTGAATGCGTCGGCTGTGTAGTATATCCGTGTGCCGAAGTCGTAGAACCGGTTTTGTTCACGGATGAATATCAGGTTGGCGAGGAAGTCACGCGCAGCCGCGTTGTCGTACCACCCCCTGCGCAGGTCGTCCAGCACAGCCTTGAAGTCCGCCTTCGACCACTGCATCAGGTCGGTGATCTCTTTGTGATAGTGCACCTGCTCCATCTTCGGCATGTCCTCAGCGATGCGTAGTGCGGCCGCAGCGACAGTGCGCGCCTCAGGGTCAGTGTGTGGCATGCGTCTGAGTGGCGCGAGGATGTCGACAGTAGGGGTGGTCATGAAGTCGGGTGTACCCATGAAATCAGGCGCCGGCGTCTCGGTCACGGATGCGAAGGTGCGACCCGCGCGCCAGTTGGCCATAGTCTGACTGAAGCCAGGAAGCTTAGTCTCGATGACACGCATCATGTCGCGTGAGGTGCGTTCCTGACATCCACCATGGTGACAATGAAAGCCGATGCTTCCGTCATCGTTGGTGAAGATAGCCGACCCCGAGTCGTCGCCACCGGTGTGCTCATCGACCCACGGACAGGTGATGTCGAACCGGCCATCGCTGCGGATCTCCTTGATCTTGATGATCTCTGGTATGTGCAGCAGCGGGTGGTCGGGTATTGATATAGCACCATCCGTGCGAGCCTCGCGGCGTTCGCGGTGCAGGTCAACGCAGAAGGGCGCAGCCAGTGCCTCCATGGTCGTCGTGCGCTCCGGGTGCCAGTCGGTGATGCGGCACTGCCACGGCTTGCCGTCGATGAACTTGCTGACCTTGTGGTTCACACCGTCAGGCAGTCGCACGTAGCGTGTCACACCCTTCATGCCTGGGTCACGACCGTCAGGTGCCAGACCATTTGCAACGAGTCCGTCCAGCAGGTTCTCCACCATCGCGCGATCATGGCACGGCTCGGTGAGGATATAGCCCCACTGCTCTGAGCCGGGACTCGTCTCGAGGATGTAGCTGGGCTGCGGTAGCAGTGAGCATGCGGCGACTGAGAGCTTCTCCTTGACATCGTCCAGCACAATCACGCGTGTGCGCAGGAACAGTGCCTTGCGGCGGCGAGCTACGCCATTCTCGTCAGGGTTGAAGATACTGACGCAGAAGTACTGGTTCGTGGTGGGTCGCAAGTTGTAGTTGCGCGCCCAGTCACCCTTCCATGCCGACAGGTGTCGGTCTGATGGGATCGCGGATGGATCGTATGGAAAATCTGTTATGTGTGCGAATGATGCGTCGTCTTTAAAAATAGCTTGCAAAAACTGAGTGTTATCTGGCATAATTATCCCGTTTCATGTTGTCTCCTCCCCGTAGCACCTTGGCCTGCACACCCTGCAGGCCTTTTTTTTTGCGGACGATCAATGTATCACATGAAGCTAAGCGATGCATCTTGAATTTTATTTAAGATATGAGCGATCACATCAACTGTCCACCCATTACCAAGCATCTTGTATCGTTGAGTATCGCTTACTGACGACGTGTAATTGTCGGGTACGGTCTGTAGGCGTTCTGCTTCGACTGGTGTTAGTTTGCGCACATAAAATTCAGAGTCGATCACCCAGTTCAAAAAACTGTCTACTGTGACTAAACAATTATCTTTCCCATGTTTCTGCACTGAGTATTGTTTATGTCCAGGCTGGCGTAGTGTGGAATCACGACCGGTAGTTTTGCGGATTAGTGCGCGTGTAACCTTACCCTCTTCTGTCCTATCTTCGTAAAATGTTCTCGGTTCACCGATCTGGTCTGGAAAGATCACGACCTGCTTTTTATTCTTCGCTTCAAACACCAACTGACGGCGATGTTTTTCAAAGTAGGATTTTAAGTTTCCACCCTTCCAATAGTTAGCGTCCAGACAAAACGACTTGTCGCGATCTACCACACCTGATTCAAGTATGTCGGAGAGGGTTAACCCTTTGTCTTCTGGTTGAGTTATGTTGGGTATGTTTGTCCAGTAAAGTCGCTGGCGATTCTGTGCTGAAACAAGTGCTGAGTTTATTAAAATTGGCTGCACACCGAGTGCTTCACTTATCACATCCTGATATTCCTTCTTCATCTTCACATTCTCAAGCAGGAAGTAAGTTGGCTTCGTTTCTTTCAGTAGTCGCACAAACTCGAAGAACAGCTTACTGCGCGGGTCGTCAAAGTTCAACTGTTTTCCAGCGAATGAAAACCCCTGGCACGGACTCCCTCCTATGAGCAAGTCAATCTGCGGCAGGTTTTTTGCGTGAACCTCTGTGACTGAACCCAGTCTGATAATGTCCGGGTAGTTAGATTTTGAAACTTGAATGGCGTGTTTATCTATTTCACTAGCATAATATGCAGTGACATGTATACCGACGCGTTCTAGTGCAATCCGACCACACGACATCCCATCAAATAGACTTAACACCTTCATTTGAACTCTCCTAAACATTTAGCGCAAGTCCACATCGAACCGACCATCTTACCACCCTTCGCCGGTGCTCGGTGGTTACCGGCGCGACAGTTACGATACAGAGATGACGAAAATCTGATAGTCATGCACTTCGTCTGCTCCCTGTATCGCGCGATCACGTTTGGATCAGAGCAGGGCTTCACGGAGCGCCTTCAGTGACTCAGGTGGCAGGTTCAGGTTCAGCAGTACGTGAGGGCTGCGGTCGGTACGAGCCTGCGGCCAGACTGAGCTGATGGTGATTGATGTTATGTCGCCGGGCTTGATGTCGATGTGGAATTCAATTAATTCGGTTTTGTGAAATATCATTGTGTTCTCCATTTTATATTAGGGTTGTAGTATTCATACCAACCGGTCTGACCCTTGCAGGTGAAGACCGCTGTCAGTTTATATCCATACGGGACAGGGTAATCAGGTAGGGTAAACTTCTGCCCTTTCAGTGGGCCGTCAGTCAGTTTGATTTTCAAGATACTCTCCAAACTTGCAAAGGTTATCGTATTGAGTGTAAATAGTGACGAGGCCCTTGATATGAATCAGTGATCTAGTTCCCATGATTAAAATACCGCGAAGACGAAGCCGACCTTAGTCTCACCGACCACGCTGGTGTTGTCATTCAGGTAATCACGGACAATCTCAATGCGGTCGCTGTCTTCATCGAAATCGATGTTGTAGTCGCTGGCGATGTTGTCGACAGTGTCCTCGTTGAAATCACAGCAGACTGCGATCACGTCCAACTCTGAGTCAGGGTTGATCTCTTCGAGGTAGTCATAGATCATCTCACGCGCCTCACGGCTGAAGTTGTCTGTGCGGTTGTAGGCATCGAACTCATCAACGAATTCTGATTGGCTAATTTCTTTTTTCATGTTGTTCTCCTTAAGTGATGATGAATTGTAACACAATGTTTTACATGAAGTCAAGTTTCATTTTAAAAATATCAACACTTTCACTGTAATACCCGTTACTTTCACCAAACCATCGGATGGTCACGCCACCTTTTACTGTGTCTAGTTTGTAGAACGTCCACGTAGCACTCTCTTCACCGTCTGCACTGAGTCTTGACTCAGGATCCTCAGCACGTGTAATTGGTGACCCGACCAAGTCCTGCAGGTCTCCGCAAATGTCTTCAACTCTCACATACTCGCAGCAGTCCTGCCGGTGGTACATCTCGTAACGCACATGACTGTTGGAGAATACGATAGTCTCTTCGTCATGTTCAACCGACGTAAACGTCTGCCCGAGAAACTGTGAAATGTCGACGAGGTCGTTATGGTAGTTAGTTAGCCGGTTCATAACTTACTCCCGAGATCCAGATACCAGTTGTCCTTATTGCTCACGATCAGCTCCTTCACCTTGGCGAACTGAGCCGATATCTTGGCAGCAGTGGGTGCCTTGATGGTGATCTTCCGAGTGTACACGGTGTCGTATGCCTTCCAGTTAGTTTTAGTCTTGACATAGAACACAGCTGGGTTGAACTGGATGCTACCGTCACCGTTCAGCCAGAGGCTGTACTGCAGTGGGTCGTTCTCACGGATCCCGTTGTTCACCTCTGCCTTGTTCTGCAGGTACAGCTTGACGATGTGCTCACCGAGGATACTGGATGCGGTTGCGTCGCTCTTTGGGAAGGTTGTGAGCCAGAGTGCTTTGACTTCTGAGGGGGTCATGATCATTCTCCAATCGATTCGTTGTCCAGCTTGTCAACACTTAATTCTTTGAAGCTCACCACCGTGAAGCCGAACTCGTCTTCAACCTCGACGTGGTATGCACCGTAGATGTTCTTACCCTTGTTGATCAGGCTGGCGATGTCCCGGGCGTGGCGCACGGCGACGGCTTTGGTCTTCCATGAAGTCTTGTCCTTCACCGACAGGTAACAGCCGCCTGTATCAATGGTCAGTCTGACTGAGTAGTTCATGACGCTCTCCTTATTTACTTACTACACGGACGACGGTGACAGTGCTGGTTTTCTCACACAGGCTGGCGAGGTCACCGAGTGCTATACGGACCTTCTTACTATCGAGGCTGACCCGCTCACTGGTGCTGACGGTGGCCCGGAACAGCTTGCCCTCGAACTCAGTCAGCTCAGATGACTTCAAAACGTCCTTGATCTCATCTGCTTGGGCTGTGAGGTCTGCAATCTTGGCCAGTAACCGACCGAGGCGGTCGATCTCTCTTGCGTTGGTGATTTTCATGATGCTCTCCTTTATTACTAGGTTGTTGTGTGTAAGTAATGTAACACGATGTTCTACAGGATGCAAACTATTTATTGATCATCTGACCGTCTGACCGTGTATTTTTGGAGAATATCCTTATTTTTCATATATATGCTAGAGTGTCTATAATTTTAATTGTGGTTTAGTATAGGAATATATAGCTTAAGGATATGTGAAGTTGTTAATAGTATGATATAGTGTATTTCACATGTGCTTAACGCATGTTTTCCAGAGGTTATCGTCGGAAAAAAATTAAAGACTTGAAAACAGCCCTTTTTTCGGGTTAAGTGGTTGATTACAAAGGGGAAAGGTATCTGACACGATTTGGTGTTCATCTGACATGGAGAGGTAAGTATATGATTACAAAGGAACAAATGGCGGAGCATGTGGACTACAATCCACTGACCGGTGGGTTCACCTACGTTTTCGGTTCGGCTAAGGTTGGTCGGATGCGTGGTCGACCTGCGGGGGTGCGTGGTCAGCACGGTGTGATCAACATTAAAATCGACGGGCGCACAATCGGTGGTCACCGGCTTGCGTGGTTGTCGATTTACGGCGAGTACCCGAACTTCAGCATCGAGCATATCGACGGTGACAAGGGCAACAACAAGATCGACAACCTGCGGCGACTCAGCAGAGGGTACGATATGCCTGCGCTTACTCGAGATAAGTTGTTGTCTGAGTATACCTACAGAGATGGTGAGATTTTGAGAGATGGTGAGATTGTCAAAGGCTCAATCATCAACGGATACAGAGTGATATTTATCGACGGTGAAAATCATTATTTACAAAGGTTGGTATGGTGGTATCACCACGAGATTCATGGGTTGAGGAGGATATATCACATCAACGGTGTGAAGCGGGACAACCGGATCGAAAACCTTAAAGCAACTTATGAGAAAGTGAGCTTTTTATGAAAAATATCAGCAGAAATCCTGTGTTATTGCAGGTGCGTATGTTTGATTATCGTGACGGGAAGATGTACTTCAAGAACGGTAACCGAATTACTGCGAGCATGCTCGGTACCCAGATCAAGGAGATGGTCTGGGCGTGGCATAACGGTATCAATGACATCGGCTGGATCAAGCAGATCGACGGTGACAAGGGCAACAACTACATTGAGAACCTGCGCGCAATCAGAACAATCCCTATCTGCGCGAGGTTCAAGTATGTCGACGGGAAATTGCGGGGTAGTTCATCGTACATCGATAATGATGGCGCGACTCGTCTGAAGGTTGGGAACATTTACCAACTACAACGTGAGTTGGTGTGGGAGTGGCACAACGATGCGATAGGTATCATCATGCCGATTGAAAACATTGACGGTGATGTTACTAATGATCGAATTGAAAACCTTCGACAATTGAGCTTCCTATGAACATCAGAGCCTACTTCAACTACAACAGAGTCACCGGCACGTTCACCAACTTACGTAAGGGTACATTCATCTCGGGTGCTGGACTCTGGGTGGCCGGTACGACATACGGCCTCCACCGTCTCGCATGGTGGTGGGTCTACGGTGAACTGCCTCGGTTCCAGATCAAGCACATCAACGGAAACAAGCGCGACAACAGGATCAGCAACCTGACGGTGTACTCGAAGCGGTTCGCGTTCGCGATGGAGAACCCGAAAGGTGACGAGATTGCAAAGCAGTTCGCTGACAAGGAAGCGGAAGATTATTTCAAGAATACGGGGTTTACATTATGAATTCGATCACTGGTGATCAGCAAGACCACAGATTCCTATCGCGACTTGATCTTCGCAGGTATTCGTGATCCTCTTGTTACACACTTGCACGAACTCAACAATAAGCGTAGAGTCGCGGAACTACAACCTAACCAGGAAGATGAACATGGACGAAATGAATACAGAAGACCAGGGTGGCACGTCAATCGAGCTGATGATTAAGGCTGACGGCACGATGACCGTGTCCATGGAGGCTGGTGACGTTGAAGGTCAGGAGTCTAACGAGACACCTGCTCGCGACCTCAACGACGCACTCAGAATCATCTCCCAGCTCGCTGGTGAGGTCATTGCTCAGGCTGGCGGCGCGGACGCAGAGAATACCGCATACGACAGCGAGATGGCGGCTCAGTAGTCATGTTAAAACTCACCCCTAAGCAGCAGCTGTTCATCGATGAATACCTTATCGACCTGAATGCTACGCAGGCTGCTATTAGGGCGGGGTACAGTGTAAAGACTGCTGGAGTCATTGGAATTCAAAACTTAGGCAAACTTAACGTCCGTGATGCTCTGCAGTTGCGGATGAATGATCGAACAAAACGCACTGAAATATCAGCAGATTACGTCCTGACTACAATCAGAAACACTATCGAGCGGTGTGCGCAGGCTCAGCCTGTTCTGGATCGCGAAGGTTTCCCAACTGGTGAGTACAAGTTCGACTCTGGTGCAGTGCTGAAGGGTGCCGAGCTACTCGGTAAGCACCTGAAGTTATTCACTGATAAAGTTGAAACAACGGGTGCAGACGGTGGGCCAATCAACCACAGTATTCAAGTCACTTTCGGAAAATGACCGAAGCAAAGTTCCCACCTAAACTGAAGCCGTTATTCGAGGAACACCGTTACAAGATTGCATATGGTGGTCGCGGATCCGGTAAAAGTTGGTCGTACGCCAAGGCGTTATTAATCCTTGGTGCATCAGCACCCACCCGTATTCTATGTGCCCGTGAGATCCAGAAGTCAATCAAGCAATCTGTGCACACACTTCTGTCAGATCAGATAAAGGAACTTGGTCTAGGTAGTTTCTACACCATTCTTGAAACTGAAATCCGTGGCGCCAATGGTACAAATATATCATTCTCAGGTCTGGCCAGTCACACAGCTGACACGCTGAAGAGCTTCGAGGGTGCCGATTTGGTATGGTGTGAAGAAGCACAGACGATTAGCAAGAAATCGTGGGACATCCTGATACCTACGATCCGTAAGCCCGGCTCGGAGATTTGGGTAAGCTTTAACCCTGAACTGGACAGCGATGAAACCTATAAGCGTTTCGTCTTGTCTCCACCACCCGGCGCAGTTGTCATGGAGGTTAATCACTCAGACAACCCGTGGTTCCCTGCTGTACTAGAACAGGAGCGCATACACTGCCAGCTCACAAACAAGGAAGACTACGACACAATCTGGGAAGGTAAGTGCCGCACCAGTGTGGTCGGTGCAATCTACGCTCATGAAGTTGATGCTGCACTGCGCGGCGGTAGAGTGTGCAATGTACCATATGATCCTATGTTGAAAGTTCACACGATTTGGGATCTCGGCTGGAATGATTCAATGGCAATCATCTTGTGCCAAAAAATCAGGTCAGAGTTGCGAGTCATCGGCTATATCGAGGACGATCATAAAACGCTCGACTGGTATGTGGCTGAGTTGAAGAAGTTGAATTATAACTGGGGCAATGATTATCTACCGCATGACGGGAAGACAAAGGACTTCAAGACCGGCAAGAGTGCAGAAGAGATTCTGAAAGCATTCAATCGTAAAGTTAAGATCACTCCGCAGATAGGTGTTGAGAATGGAATCAAAGCTGGTCGTATGGCGTTCCCTCGAACATACTTTGACAAGACTAGCACTGCTCGACTCGTTGAGTGTCTGAAGCGATACAAGCGGGCAGTAAACCAGCAGACCGGTGAACCAGGGGATCCGGTTCATGATGAGTACAGTCATGGTGCTGACGTGTGGCGGTATCTTGCGGTCGTAGTTGATCAGCTGGTCAATGAAGAACTGGTCGAAGAATATGTGATCATGAAACCTGTAGCACCCCTCAACTCATCGATGGGCTATTGACACGCCTAACATAACGCCTATAATCGCGCAACCCCAATAGGAGTATTATTATGAAAATCAGCACAGCAACAGGTCAGTCACTCGACGCAGTCGCCATCTCCGGACGTGTCGTCGTCGCTCAACAAGTCATCATCTGCCCGATCACAACCGGTGTCACCCTCGCATCACTCTGCACTGGTGCAATCATCCCCGCTGGCGCGGTAGCCGTCGAGATCATGGCTGACGGTGGTGCGATCCGATTAAGTCTGAAGCAGGGTCAGCTCGCTACTGTTGCAATCGGTATGCCGTTGGCAGACCAGACCAGTCGCGTGATCGACAGCAACCTTGCGTCCGTGAGTGTGATATCCGGTGCAGCTGCTGCGGTTAATGCACAGGTCATTTTCTACGACCGTGTTTAAATAGTTTGCAAATACTCAGAACCTGAGTACAATCAGAAAAGCAGCGTCGTGATGACGCAGCATTCCCATCGAAGGAGTTGTTTTGGGCAGAGAAATACCTCAAGAAGTCCAGCAGATGCTGGAACTTCATAAGCTTAAAAAAGAGGAGCGACTCGACGCTCTGGGAAAGATCGTCGCACTCCGACGGTCTGAAGCTGTTGCTGCTCGTAAAGAATCAGGCATTGAACGTGTATGGAAAGAGGACGAGGAATACTACCTCGGAATTGATGACGCGAACCGTGCCACTGCAACCTACACCAAGTCACCTGACTCAAGTGGTGGGTTGTCGTCTGCTGGTAAATCAACCGGCAACAGATGTACTGCATTCTTCAATGCCACCCGCCAATTCGTTGACTCTGCCGCTGCTCGCATGGGTGATATTCTGCTGCCTGCTGGTGACTGGAATTTCTCAATCCGTGCTACCCCTGTTCCCGACCTGATCGACGTAAAGTCAAGCACTCAGCCTGTCGTCAGTCAAACTGGTCCTGTTGCCCCTAACCCAGACGGCACACCTTACACGGTCGGTCAGTTCGCCAAGGAAGAAATCAGTGATGCTGATGCACGTGCGCAGAAAGCTGAGGTGCGGATCCGCGACTGGCTGACTGAGTGCAACTATCACACCGAAGTGCGCAAGGTGATCGATCTCTCTGCGATGAAGGGTACCGGCATAATCCGTGGCGCATTCCCGACCGTCAGCAAGGTTCGCTCGGTATCGAACGGTGAGCTGACTATCAAGTACGAAACAAAGCCAGGAAGTAAGCAGGTTGATTGCGAGAACTTTTTCCCTGATCCGAACTGCGGTGACAACATCCAGAACGGTGAGTTTTGCATTGAGCGTGATTACTTCACTGCACGCCAGCTGCGTGGATTGATGGATGATCCGAGCTACATGGCCAACCGCATCCAGAAGGTGCTTGAGGAAGGCGTCGACGATTCGAACAAAGAATTGAACAAGGACACGAAGGACAGCGACCGGTTCCCTGTCTGGTACTACTTCGGCAACATCGACATCGAAGACCTGAAGTGCATGCCGAAGAGTGGCGCAGATGACAATACGGCTGGCGACATGGTGCCTGCTGTCGTCGTCATGGTCAACAACACAGTGATCAAAGGTCACCTCGCACCCCTTGATAACGATGAATTCCCGTATGACATAATGGCATGGCAGCGGGTCCCTGGCTCAATCTGGGGTATCGGTGTAGCGCGTCAGGCGAGAGTACCACAGGACATGCTCAATGCATCCGCACGTGCACTGATGAACAATGCAGGACTGTCGTCTGCACCACAGATTGTCGTTCGTCGGTCAGCTGTCCGTCCGTCTGATGGTGAGTGGTCACTGCTGCCGGGCAAGATCTGGTTCACGACCGAAGAAGCTGATACGCGCAGCGTCTCTGACGCATTCACCTCGGTTGTCATCCCATCGATGCAGGCAGAGCTGTCCGCAAACATTCAGCTGGCCATGAAGTTCATGGAAGACGCAACGGGTGTCAGCTTCATGCTGCAAGGTCAGCAAGGCTCAGCACCTGACACTGTCGGCGGCATGACTCTGCTGCACAACAACGCTTCATCGCTGCTGCGTCGCATCGCTCGCGTGTTCGATGAGTCGGTCACTGAGCCTCACATTCGTCGTTACTACGACTGGCTGCTGATACATGGTGAAGACGACGAGAAGGGTGACCTGCATATCGAGGCTATCGGCTCAACTGCGCTTGTTGAGCGTGAGATTCAATCACAACAAGCAGCACAGATTCTGCAGATGTCACTGAATCCTATCTTCGAGATGTCACCGAAGAAGGCGAAAGATGAACTGCTGCGCAGCTGGCGCTTCGATCCTAAGAAGTTCGACCTGTCTGAGGAAGAGAAACAAGCAGCTAAACAGCAACAGCCTGCGCCGGCGCCTGCTGTACAGGCTGCGCAGATCCGTGCTGCGTCTGCTGAGAAGATTGCAGCTGCCAACGCAGTGCACGATCAACAGACGACTGCAGCAGAGCTGGATCATGATGAGCAGATTGCTAAGATGGATACCGACCGCGATACAGTATATGTACAAGCTCAGACTGCGCGTGATCAGATGACTTATCAGTCTCGCATAGATGAGCTGCAGTTGCGCGAACGTCTGGCAATGATGGACTACGCCAACAAGCACCAGATCACGTTGGATAACGTCAAGGCTAAGCTGTCAGAGACAGTGATGAAATTAAACGTCCAGAAGCAACTGGCCGCAGCTGACATGCACTCGAAGACACCGGTTATCACACCACCTGTAGAGATACCAGGACGTGCACAGGTAGGACATGCGTATGAGCAGTGACTTCACCCTCACCAACCAAGAGCGCGACAGTGCGCTGTGGAAGCGGCTGAACGCTCACCTTGAGTCACGGATCGACATGATGCGTCGGCAGAACGACACATCACTGACTGAAACAGAGACAGAAAGATTACGCGGACGCATTGCGTTTGCAAAAGAATTACAGGCTTTAAACAACACACCCGACTGAGAGGCCGAGTGCATTAGGAGTAGAAGATGGAAGACTTAGAACAGGAAGCATTTTTAGCTGAGATGACAGCTGATGACGAAGCTCCACCCGCTGACGCGCAAGCGCCGGTAGTTGAAGAGGTAGTCGAGGCTGTACCAGTCCGCAAAGAAGTGATCGCGGGTTACACCGAAGAAGAAGTCAGAGAAGCACTCTCCCAAATTGGGAAACTTCAAAAGAGTTTGGACACAGTCAACGGTACTTATGGATCTCGTCTGGACAATCAGCAAAAGGTTATCGATGAATTACGGCAACGCGGTTCTACTGTCGGTGGTTTAACCACTGACAAACTTACCAGATTGTCGAAGGAATTCCCCGAGATCGCTGAGATGCTTGCTTCAGATTTAAGTGAGTACGTCACACAGGGTGCGGCACCACAGTTTGACCCAGAGATCATCGAGCGGTCAGTCTCTACCAAGATGCAGTTGGTCGAGGAACGGATCGCAGCGAAGGAAAGAGAACTGGAACTACGCGCCCTGACAAGAGCACACCGTGACTGGCGGGATGTTGCAGCATTTGAGCAGTCTGCTGATGGGTCGATCGCATGGAAAAATCAGGCGTTCGGCAAGTGGGTAGATAGTCAACCTGCAGAAGTTAAGACGCAATTGCTTAACAGCAATGATGCGGACTACCTCTCTGACAGATTGACTGAGTTCAAGGCTATCAAGCCGAAGGTCGCAAACAAGGAAGTAATCGAGGCTGCAGTTCGCCCTCGCGGAGTTCAGGGGCGTGTCGCCGCTGATCCAGAGTTGGATGAAGATGCAGCATATAGAGCCGAAATGGCTCGACGTTAATTTTAATTAAAGGAGTATTACCATGGCAATCCAAGGCTTTACACTCACACCTCAGCGTGTAGGTATCATCAAGGGTCGTATGATGAAGTCGGCAATCCCCCGTGTAGTTCTGGGCACTGTCGGTGAAAACGATGACTTCAAGGCGAACACTGGCGACACAGTCAAATATCGTCGTATCCTGAACAAGGGTAACACTGCAGCTCAGCCGAACCGCTTCTTCCAAGATGCGGCCGGTGACCGTGCTCAACAGTACGCAACCGACCATCTGACAGCTGAAGGCGTGACCTCTGCTGCCGAGTCGATCACAGTGCAGGACATCTCTGCAACCCTGCAACAGTATAACGTGCTGTACGGTTACACTGACAAGACGTTCGACCTGTACGAAGATGATATCCCTAAGGCGATGACAACCTTGACTGGCCAGCGCGTTGCTCTGGTTCACGAGATGGTTCTGTTCGGCGTGCTGAAGGGCTGCACCAACAAGTTCTACGGCGGCACGGGTACATCTCGCGCAACTGTGAACGGTACAATCAGCCTGATCGGTCTGCGTAAGATCGCTCGTTCACTGGCAGCTAACCATGCTGAGCCAATCGACAAGATGACCAAGTTTATCGCCGCAAGCGGTAACTACGGCACATCCGCTGTTGAGCGTTGCTTCCCTGTGTTCATCTCGACTGACCTGCATCCTGACGTTCGTGACCTGCCAGGATTTATCCCTGTTGCAAAGTACAGCGATCCTAACAAAGCAGTTGCAGGTGAATTCGGTTCTTGCGAAGAGTTCCGCTTCATCTCCAGCCCTGAGTTGGTTGCTGTTCAAGATGGTGGCGCTGCCGTTGCTGGCTCCGTACCGGCACTGTTGTCTACCACTGGCACCTTCGCTGACGTGTACCAAGCAATCGTTGGTTCACAGGACGCATGGGGTCACATCGGCCTGAGCGGTAAGCAGTTGGATATCACTGCTCTGCCACCTGGTCAAAAGGACAAAGCAGATCCACAAGGTCAACGCGGTTATGTTGGTGCCAAGTTCTACTACAACGCAGTCGTTCTGAACAACCTTCAGATGGCAGTGTATGAAGTAGCAACCAACGCTCTGACGGCCTAATCCATAGGGCCGGGTAATACCGGCCCACTTTAGAAAGGAATCATTATGGAAAAGCTATCACCCCGGATGAGTTCGTTATCAGACAAGCGAGGTGCTATTGACCTTCTTAAGATACTTACGGATATTTATAATCGCATGAACTCGGTTCTGTTCAGCACCGCCGGTCTGGCTATTGCTACCACGACGACAGCCGTCAAGATTGGTACCGCGTTCTCTGCATCCGTGCAAGGCGTGTTGCAGTCTGTAGCAATTACTGACAATGCTTTTGTACTGTCCGGAACTATCCCAACCGCCACTCAGAACATTTTCGTGTTCTCAATGGATAAGGCTGGTGTATTGTTCTCACAGATGGGTACCGGTGCTGCAACTTTGGCTGGCGTCAAGTGGCCGAACGTACCTACAACTCGCACCGTGCTGGGCTATGTTGTTGTAGCCAACGCAACCGGCGCGAACTTCGTAGGCGGCACCACTGCACTGAGCGCAGTTTCAATCACAACAACTTACGTCAACACCGTTGGCGCATTCGACCCTAACGCATCAATCGTCTAAGGAGTATCACAATGGAACCAAAAGTACAAGCCTTAACCCTGAACCACCTGAACACTGGTGCAGTTGCCGGTACCACTAACTCGTTCACAACCACTGCAGCATCGGTGTGTTCGATCAGTGGTAAGTTCGCAGTTGCTCTGGCCATCCTGACCAACTCTGCAACTACTCCGACACTGGATGCTGTAACTGGTGTAGCCTTCCCGGCAATCCTGCCGAACACTGCCGCTGCAATCGTGTTTGGTGTGAACGCTGCTGGTACTCTGGTGGCCGTGCAAGGTCCAGCAACTCCAACCGTGACTGGTGTAACAACCACTGTTGGTGCATTCATCGCCGGTCCTCAGTTCCCATCTATCCCTGACAACTTCTGCCCAATCGCGTACACCATTGCGCGTTGTGCACCAAGTCTGACAACAGGTGTGGTTCTGGGCACGACTCAGTGGGCAGCGGCTGGTGCAAGTTTCACCACGTTCCAAAACGTGAGCACCTTGCCAGATCGTCTGCAAATAGCGTAAAGTAGCAGAGTGGCGGGGTGACTCGCCACTCAACTACTTAGGAGAGTAAAACATGAACCAACGAGTAAGAGCGTCAATCCGCACATCCGACGTGCCTGTTGCCGACAGCACCACAGTAGACCTGTCATCCAGCATCAAGGATGAAGACCTGCACGGCATGGCCATCGTAACGGGTGAGTCACTCACATCACCCCATCTGGCAGAATATGTCAAAGATTTAGCATTCATGAACGACGTCCTCACGATCACCGTGAGTGAGTCACCTGATCCAAACGCTGAAAACCCTGTACCCGCTGCCGTCAATGGCGAGACACGCCTGTTCACACGCGGTCAAGAGTACAAAGTCCAGCGCAAGTTTGTCGACTCACTGATCAAGTGTGAAGACCGTGTGAAGACGATCAACTTCAAAGACGCTGACGGTGTCGACCAGACTAAGATCGAGCGTATCCCAACGCTGAAGTACCCACTGTCAATCCACCACGACCCCGCAGGCGAGACAGGTCGTCGCTGGTTCAAACATCAATGCTCGAACGCGTGGTAGGAGAACTGATATGGCTAAGAAATTAACTGAAAACTCTGTAGATGCGGGCATCACCATGGATGATGTCGCGGGTATCGAGGGCGTCACTGGTGACGGTGTCCGCTTCGCAGTGCAGTACTACACTGACGGTAAGATGTCGAAGGATGAACTGATCCTGCGCCTGACTGCGCTCGGTGAAGATCCTGCAGTCGATATCGAAACCATTATCACACTCGCCAAGGGTTAAGACATGTCCACGTACATCCAGCTCGTCAAGTCACTAGCAGTTGAGTGCGGGGTAACCTCCACGCCGCCGGCTACTGTCGCAAGTGCCACAGGTGAGTGGGCGAGGCTGTGTGCGTGGGTATCTCAATCATGGGTGGATGTGCAGGAATACCACACCACATGGGAGTGGATGAAGAAGACAGTCACCTTCAACACTGTCGCCACAGTCGGGTCATACACACCGGTGGCTGACCTTGCTGAGTGGGACTTCAACTCGTTTCGTGCGTACCTGACTGCAGCAGGGGTCGGTACCGAGATGATGCTACTGTTCACACCGTATGAACAGTTTTACAATACCTATCTACTCGGTGCGAGAAAGCTGGTCTACTCTCGTCCGTCTGAGATTTCAGTAAGCCCAGCGAAGGCGTTGCTGCTGGGGCTTGCTCCAAACGACATTTACACTGTCAGCGGCGAATACTACAAAGCACCGGTCGTGCTCACTGCTGACGCTGACACACCTGAGATGCCTGCCCGATTCCATACAATGATTGTGTATCGCGCGATGATGATGTACGGCGCCTTCGAGGCAGCGAACGAAGTCTATCAACGCGGTGAGCAAGAGTACCGCAGGATGATAAACAAACTTGAATTAAACCAACTTGCTACATTCACACGCGCAGGGTCGATGATATGACGATGCAGATGCCGCAGGTTAAGTTCGACCTGATACAGATGAAGGGTGGATGGGATCAGAAGACTCCGACACTTGATCTCGCATCTGGCTTCGCAAAAGAGGCTCTCAACTTCGAGTGCAGTGTGGCAGGTGGGTACAGTCGCATCGCTGGATATGAGCGGTACGACGGTCATGCTCGACCCTCTGACGCAGTCTGGAAGACGATATTCATCACAACCTTCACAACCACACCCGCAGTCGGCGCAACCGTAACAGGTGCGACATCCGCAGCCACTGGCGTGGTGTGTGCAGTCGCTGCCGACTATATTGTGGTCACCAAGGCGACAGGTACGTTCAGCACAACTGAAGTGATCATGAACGGTGTGGCGGTCGTCGGCACGGCGAAAGTCCCGACAATTGGGATGACGTCGCAGAACTCAGCAATCTACACCTCGCTTGCCGCTGACCAGTATCGCGCTAACATCGCAGCGATCCCTGGCTCAGGCACACCGATTGGATGCTTCCTGTTCAACGACATCGTGTATGGACTGCGCCCGAACACACTGGGCACTGCTGTCGACATGTACAAGTCGAGTGCTGCAGGATGGGTGCAGGTGCCGTTCTTCAACGAGGTTAGTTTCACAGCTGGTACTACTGAGCCTACTGACGGTGCGACCCTGACACAGGGTGGAGTTACGGCAACCATCAAAAGAGTCATGATACAGTCAGGCGCATGGACAGGATCCGCTGCCGGCCGGTTCATTATCACTAACCCTGTTGGCGGCAACTTTGCTGCAGGTGCTGCCACCATCGGCGCGACCACTGTCACATTGAGCGGCATACAGACGGCAATCACAATGGCGGTCGGTGGTAAGCTGGAGGTTACTGATGGTAACTTCTCAGGCGGCGTATCGACTGCGCGCATCTACGGGTGTGACGGTATCAACAGGATGTTTGAGTTCGACGGTACCACCCTCGCACCGATCACGACAGGCACGACACCTGACGCACCAAAGCACATCGTAGTCCACAAGAACTACCTGTTTGCGAGCATCCAGTCATCACTGATCTTCTCGGCACCCGGTCTACCGTTCAACTACACTGCGCTGTCTGGTGCTGGTGTCGTCGGCGTCGGGCAGAATGTGACAGGTATGGTTGTGTTACCCGGAGCGCAGACGACCGCCACAATGATGGTGTCGTCACGCGAGAATACGTTCATGCTGTACGGCGTGGGTGCGTCGACATGGAACTTCGTCACATTCAACACAGGTGCAGGGGCGCTGGATTACACGATTCAGAATATGGCTCAGACTTACTGGATGGATGATCGTGGCGTCGTGTCGCTGCAGTCATCGCTGAACTTCGGTAACTTCGATCAGGCCACTCTGACAGCGAACATAGGTAAGTTCATCGAAGAGAAGCGCACCCGTGTGACTTACTCGACGCTGGACCGCAGGCGTAGTCAGTATCGTGTGTTCTTCAATGACGGCAGCGGACTATATATCACGTCGGTCAACGGCACGCTGATGGGTAACATGCCAGTGTATTACCCGAACCCCGTGTTCATGTGCGATGAGCGCAAGTATTCGGACGGTAGTGAGGCTTCATTCTTCTGCTCCCCGAACGGGTTCGTGTACCAGATGGACAAGGGTACTTCGTTCGATGGCGCACCGATTGACGCATACATCACGCTGAATTACAACTCATCAAAGTCTGCACGGATCCTCAAAAGATACCGCAAGTGTGCACTGGAGATGTACAGCAGTGGCTTCTGCCAAGTCGGTTTCGGGTATATGTTGGGTTATTCGTCAACATTGATTGATCAACCACTACCCGTAAACTACTCAACTGATGTAAAATCAATGCAGTGGGATAATTTTACGTGGGATAACTTTACGTGGGATGGTAGGTCGATCAGCCCTACCGAGTGCGAGATGCAGGGTACTGCTGAGAATGTTGCGATTATGTTCCGGTCATCGACTGCTTATTATCAACAGTTTACAATTAACAGCGCAATCGTTCACTACTCGATGCGCAGAGCACTGAGGTAAATATGGCTGGATTACTCGCTACACCCACTACAACGACTCAGCAACCCGTGCAGCCTGTATCCGTTGCTCAGACGTCAGCTGTGCCGACTGCGACGACGACAGTCAACACCGCCCAGGCGAACGCAGTAACACCAACAGCAGTGCAGCAGACCGCTGCACCAGTGCTCGCAGTCAACCCTACCACCGACACCATGGCTGGGCAAGTGAACACGATCATCGCAGCAGACAGTCCATTGATGCAACGTGCCGCAGCGAAGGCCAATGAAGCGTCGAACTCCAAAGGACTGCTGAACAGCAGTATGGCTGTCGGTGCTGCGCAGGGTGCAGTGATGGATGCTGCAATGCCGATCGCTCAGAACGATGCCAATGCGAACCGCACCACGGCTATAGCCAACGCAGACATGCAGAAGCAGAACGACCAGTTCAATGCTCAGCAGCAGAATGCAATGAACACCACATCGGCACAGCTGCAGACACAGGTCAACCAATCCAATACACAGGCACAGAACGCAGTCACGATCAATCAGCTGGATCAAGCCAACAAGGTACAACTGGCTCAGATTCAGGCGAGTTACCAAGGTGACATGCAGGCTAATCAAGGTGCCAGCACCATGTTCAATACTGCGATGTCTTCGATCAATAACATCCAGCAGAGCACGACGATGGACGCTGCGACCAAGCAATCCAGTATCAACCAGCAGATCACCATGCTGAAGTCGGGTCTGGCGCTGCAAGGCAGTATTGCGAACCTCAACCTGACATCAGTGCTGAACTTCACGGTATGAACATTGTAGACCTGATGGCTGCACAGAACGATGAACCAGTAGAGGGTGAGTCGTTTGACGAGATGATGGCACGCTATGACGACCTGCCTGTGGAGTCGATCCGCAGCAAGATATTGAAGATGCAGTCTTACCTGAGCACACTTCCTCAAGCTGAGGTGCCTGTCAAGCAGTATATCGTCGGCGGGATTCTATATCGCGAGATCACGATCCCGAAGGGTGTTTACTGTGTGGGTTCAGTTTATAAGGAGCCTCATATTCACTTCGTCATACGAGGTGATATGACTGTGCTGACTGATGAAGGATTGAAGCGAGTTACCGGTGCACAGTCTTTCGTATCACCTGCTGGCGTCAAGCGTGCAGGATACGCGCACGAAGAAACAGTTTGGGCTGCAGTATTCCGCACTGATGAAACCGACCCAGAGAAAGCATTCCAAGGGTTCACCGTTGAAGAAGGGTTGATATGAACTATTTACGAAGAAAGATAAAAGGTCACTGCTACGAAGTCAGCTTGATCGTTTCCGCAGTCGGATTTGCTGCCACTGCTGCCGCAGTCGCCACAGTTGGTGCAGGTGTCATGGCTGCGGGGTCGGTACTGGGTATCAAGGAGGCCAAGCAGGTTGGTGGCCTGATGATGGCCGGTGGTTCCATAGCGTCAGGTCTCGGCGGACTCGGGATGGTCGGCGGTGTAGCAGGGGCAACCTCCACGCTGGGTACCCTGTCAGCCGGTGCATCTCTAGTCGGTGGAGCCATGCAGGGTGTAGGTATCCTGACCGGTAACAACAAGCTTGCAAATATCGGTGGGATGATCGGTGGTGCAGGGACACTCGGTACATCGATGCTGGGTACCACATCGGCTACTAGTTTCGATCCTTCAGGTCTGACAACGAAACAGATTGAATCACTGGGTGGAGCTGCCAATATGCCCACTGATATGGCGAGTATGACCACATCTCAGATTGAAGCACTGGGTGGAGCTGCCAATATCCCCATGAAGGTGGGCGGCCTGTCCGTGACAGGCGGGGTAGCGTCATCGGGTGCGCCTGCATCAACTTCACTGATGGACAACATCACCAAGTACGACAAGCTGATCGGCATGGCTGGTAATGCTGCTAGTTCGATGATGACCAGCAAGTCAGCAAATGACAAACTGGCACAGGATCAGGCGCAGTTCAATCAGTCACTGGCATTCCAGCAGCAGCAGCACCCGAATGGCCAGAACCAGTCGGTCATACCCGTGTCTGCACCAGTAGCACAGCAGTACGCACAGCGTATCACACCGACATCGCGCGGTTTACTTCAAACTGTACCGGGGATTTCATAATGCTTACTATTACAGCTGACCATGCAAAAGCAAGTCTGTTCAAGAGTCTCAAACCTGAAGAGCAATCGATCATCGGTCGAGTGATCTACGCCGGTATGAAGATGCTGTTCGACCAGACGATGAATGACAAAGTAGTCGAAGGTCTGAAGCAGGCCGTCGAGGGTAAGGGGATGGATGTAGCTGATGCGCTCGGTATCGGTGTCGGGCACACGCTCGTCATCATGTACAACGAGAGCAAGGGTACCATGCCACTCGGTGCACTGCTGCCGGCCGGCTACGTGCTGCTGGCGAAGATGTTCGAGTTCGTCAATGAGACGAAGATGTTCCCAGTCACTGATGAAGACTTCGGTCAAGCAATGCAGATGACCAACGCCGTGATCAACAGAACATTCAACCCAGACCACAATAAGGATCTGGTTGAGCAGGGCAAGTCTGCGATCAGCCAAGGTCAACAGACCGAGCAACAAGCACAGCCTGCAGGATTGCTGGCTCAACCTCAAGGAGCAGCATAATGGCTTACGGCGCGATGGTGAGTGGTCTGTTGGGCGCAGTTGAAGGTGCAGGTAAGCAGGCTGATGAGCGGATGAAACAGGCTGCTGAGAAGGAGAAGTTCGACCGTGAGCTGACTGCGAAGGAAGGCTCAGCGAAGCGCATGCTCGACATGGAGATGGAGACGAAGGACTTGTACGCACAGCGTGTGGCTGAACGTACCAAGAACCAGCGTGGCGCTGATATGAAGACTATCGACAGTGCGACCCAGTCCGGTGTTGACGATCTCAAATTGTCGCGAGTTAAGAATGCGATGGCGGATGCAGGTGTCAATGCATCTGAGATGTCTGTCGAAGCGATCAAAGCCTTTGAAGCAAACCCGCAGGCGTTCAAGGATACGCTGGACTCTGCAAAGATTAAGGACACCGGTTTACTCAATGTTAGTGCAAGAGACGCCGCAGATGTTCGTCAGCGTAAATCGTTTGAGGTCAATCCTGATATAGCCGCGCATGAACAAGTGTTGCGTAAAGACACCCAGACTGAGACTCGACTCGACAACCAAGAAAAAGCAGCTGACAATCGTTTCGAAGTTCAGACTGCACAGATTGACAGACAGATCGCAGCGAGTTCAGCCGCATCACTCCGTGCAGAAAAAGTAAGTACGAACGCAAACGATCGCATGGTTGTTGCACAGTACAACGCAAAAGCTGATGCGATGTTACCTGAACTCAGGGCTGCGTATGATAGAGCCGATCCTAAGAAGAACCAGTTTGCGAAACCTGCTGAACTGGCCACTGCGCATGAGGAAGCACTAACCATTGAGAAGCAACGTCAGGCTTATATTAATGAAGGGTTGAAAGTTCTCGGTGTGAAGTCTGAGGAGGGTGATTCAAAAGGAAAAGGTATTTCAGATATGAGTAAGTATGAGCGCGGCAGTGAGAAGAAGGTTGACCCCGTGAAGGATGAACCAAGGAAAGGTATCGCTGACCAACTTGCGGCAGCACGGAAGATTATCGACAATGTAGATCGTAAGTCAGGTATAAGTCTGGCCAATGCGAGAAAACTTCTCGATGAGTTCGATCCTGTGGTTGTGTCAGCACTTCGGAAAAAAGAAAACTTATAATCACAGATACGATGTAAAATAAATAACTCCGTCGGACGACGATATACTCCCAATGAAGGACTCGTATGCCAAAGATTGATATTCAAGCTGCACTCCGTGATGGTTATTCGCAAAAAGATATTCTGGACGGGATGGGTAAGGCTGGATATCTTGACGGTTATGATATCAGTGCGATGCGCAAGGATGGGTATTCCGATGGTGACATTCTCTCAGGATTGGCATCCGTATTCCAACCTGCAGCACCCAGACCAGAGAAGCCCGAGCAGGGTGACTTCGGTCGCGGGTTCGTAAATACATTCAAACAACTTCCCCAATTACTCAACGGACTTGTAGCCGGTGAGGCTGCGGTGGGTGAGAAGATATTCGGTAAAGGTGGTGCATGGACTGGTGCGAAAAATGATGCAGTCACTGCATACAAAGCTGCAAGTGAAGACCTCGCTACGAACTCCAAACAATCTGACTCACTGACCTATTCATGGGATCAAGCTAAGCAGGGTAACTACGGTTCATTGGTGGACTGGTTACAATACGGTATCGGTTATTCAATCGGCCAAGGTGTACAGATGCTGGCCACAGGTGGCGTAGGTTCAGTAGCAGGTAAGGCTGCACTCAAAGGAGTTGCTGAACAGACTGCGAGAGGGATGGTCGCGAAAGAAGTAGCAGCGATCACATCAAGCGCGGCGGGTAAAGCGATGAGTGCTGAAGCAGTGCAGCAGGCGGCAGTGCAGTCTGTTGCCGCAAACATTGGTCAGAAAGTTGCACTGGGGCACGCCGCTGTCGGCATGGAAGGCGGTGAGATTTTTGGTGATCTCATATCCAATAACCCAGACGCCAGCGGCGCGGATCTCGCGAAGGCGTTCGTCGCCACAATGGGAGCAGGTGCACTTGAATTCGTTGGTGACAAGATAGGTCTTGACTTGATGCTCGGTAAGGGCGTAGGCAAGTTGGCAAAGTCGCGGGCAGTAAACGCAGCAGTCGGTGGTGCTGCAGGTATCGCGACCGAAGGTGGCACCGAATACTTCCAGACAGGTCTTGAGGAATACGGCAAGGGTAACGAGTCTGCTCTGGTACCGTTCATGCAATCCGAAGCAGCACAGACTCAAGCGTTTGACGCTGCGGGTCTTGGTGCTCTCGGGGGTGCAGCGATGGGTGGTGTCGGTGGAGCAATAGCTAAACCACAAGGATTACTCAAACAAGAAACACAAGAGAAGATCGCCACCGCACCAACCGTCGATGCGGCTATTGAGGCAGCAGAAGCAGCAGTCACCCTGTCCACCATAGACAGCCTCGTTGACCAGAAGGATCAACTGGTGTCGGATGAGTACGCCGCAGCCACTCGTCAGAGCGGTTACGCAGCTCCTATCGCTGAACCGTCTACCGAGCCGCTGATCGTCACCGGTCGCACTGACTCACAAATTGAAGCTGAGGAAATCCTTCTTGCCCAGTCTGCTGTGCTGAAGGGTACAGCGACTGAAGCTCAGAAAGAGCTTGCCGACCGACCATTACCCACTGTGGAGTTATTCGATGGTAGCCAGAACAACGTACCTGCCAGTAAACTTGTGGATCGAAGAGGTGTACCTTTCGGGGAACCTAACTCAGAAGGAGTCACTGGAACTGGCGTTCGCGGAGATGGCGATGGAATTTCCGTTGCAGACTCGTACCGCGCTCGAAAAAGTGAGCCTGTTCCAGTATCAGGGTCGACTGCAGTAGCGACAGTCGCAGGTCAGGTTGCCACCAACGACACGATCCAAGTCGACAGTAATGGTGTCGCATCCAACCAGCCGATCGACAATGCACCAAAAGTAACGAAGCCTGACTCAGTGCCGTCACAAGTATCACTGCACACTGTGACCACTGACAAAGGGCAGCTGGCGCTGTCACCGACTGATAAGGGTAAGGCGAACCTGCCAGCCATCCGTGAGGAACTAAAGGCTGCGGGACTGTCTGTCGGTCAGCGTAAGTCGGACGGGATGTTGCTGATCAGTAATAAGTCAGACCCTGCGCTCGTAGCCACTACAGTGAAGGCAATCAACGCGAAATTCAGTGATGACCGGGTCGATGCAAGCCTTGACGAGATCCGTGGTGAGAGTCAGTCACCGACGATTGAAGCCCCTGCACCTACTACTGAGCCACGCCCAGCAGGTATCGTTGCGAACACTGACGCATCACTACTCAAGTCAGCAGGTGCAACAGGTGTTCGTATCCACAAAGCGCACCAGCTTGGTGACACTGAGGGTACGACTCGCACGACAAAGGCACGTGCAGCAATCATTGAACGAGTCGCCAAGATGTTCGGTCGCGAGGTAGTGTTATTCTCATCGGCCACACCCACGGCCGACGGTATGTATAGTTCAGGTAATAAGCTGTACGTCAACATTGATTCGTCGGTCGATCCAATGGCGGTCGCCGGCCATGAGTTTCGGCACTCTCTGAAGGGTACACCAGGACATGATGCGATCAACGCTGCTGCAGTAAAGATCCTCAAGCAGAGTGACACGATGGTGAAGTTTGCCAATTCGTACCTAACGCGTGCTGAGAATAAGCCGATGCTGGACCGCTTCAATGAAGGCACTCATAATGATGAAGATGTGAAGTTCCTCGCTGAAGAGTACAGCGCAGATATCACCGGCAACCTGTGGCGCGACCCTGCAGCACTGAAGGACATCTTCAACCACATTGCCACCGAGTATCCAGTCTCAAAGGCCCGTGCACTGATACAGCAGATCGGTGATGCTGTCACCAAGTTCATCAACCAGCTGCTGGCTCGCGGCGGGTTCCAAGAGTTCGTGTCACGTGACGAGCTGGTTGAGCTGAAGACCGAGATCAAGAAGGCGATGACTGATGCGTACATCGCTGCCGACCGTGCCAAGCTGACTGGTAAGAAGGATCACGTCATCGATACGAACGGCTGGAAGTTCAGCCCGGTGAAACGGAAACCTCACTGGTCAGATGAGTCTACCGGTAAGCAGGTGTCAGAAAAACTAGTCAAAGTAAACGACATCGACGAGTCACGTGAACTGGCGTCATCTCAGATATGGCGCAAGGGTCGCGACTTGAAGATCGCTCTCGATGCGCGTATTCAGATGGCTGCAAAAGCTGCAAAGGTTGACTTGAGTGAGAAGACTCCTGAGACATTGAAGTTCCTCCAGAATCGTGCAGTTGTTGAAATTGAGGCGGCGATTAAAACTAATCCTGGTGCAATCGGTTGGTATGACGAGACAGTCACTGAGGCGTTCAGAATCTTAGGGTACATTCACCCTGAGCTGAATACTGACCAGCATGCACGGTTCGCGTTCACATGGGCGCTTGCAGTTACATCCAATGGTATGAAGGTCGACAAGAATTTTGAACTGGCTGAGCATGCTTATGAATCCTACAAGTTGACCGGTAAAATGCCGACGACCATCGGTATCGGTACTGCCGCTGAAGCGATCAACAACAGCTTATCGTTATTTAATAAGACCAAAAAGTCGTCGACACTTGAGCAGATGCAGTTGTTCATGACAACCAAAACTACAGTCAAGTCGTTGATATCAGACGGGTACAAGATATCAGGTGAAGGTACAACTACTGAAGTGTTTGGTGCAGCAATCCTCGGCGCAAAGATCGGTAACGGATTCTTCATGAACCTGTACGGTGAGTTCGGCCAGCTGACAATGGATCGATGGTTGATGCGCACGTTCGGTAGATGGACTGGCACACTGGTACATGTCGACAGAGATGCTGTGATTGAGAAGCGTACCAAGCTGAAAGCAATCATTCAGTCAATGACATTGACTGAAAGGAAGCAGTTTGCAGGGGTGCTCGGTATAAAGTCATTGGCAGGTAATACTGATGACATCGGTGCACTCATCCAGAAGAAGTCGATGAAAGAAGACATCAGAGCATTGATGTCGGCAGTCGCACCACGTGATACGTCTGCCTTCGATGAGTTCCTCGGCAAAGCAAAATCAAACCAAGTACGTATCAGCGCGGGTGATGAACTCCGCAAGATGGGTAACGGGTTGACCATGTCGCATGACGGTCAGAAGGAGGCACCGGCAGGTTCTGGAGAGCGTGATTTTATCCGCGCAATATTCGCTGGTGCAATGAAGGAATTGGTAGTAAAGTATCCTGACCTGACTGTCGCAGATGCACAGGCATTGCTGTGGTACCCAGAGAAGAAGCTGTATGAATTAGCCAAAGTGGACGACACAAAAAATGACTACGAAGACAATGAAGCACCAGACTATGCCAACGCAGCAGCAAAACTCGCCAGAGCAAAAGGAATATCTTTTCCACCCAAGACCGCTGGACGAGCAGCAGATATTCGATCTGGAAAACGAGAACAACGATCTGGATATGATAGCCCAAAATATAGCCAATCGCGCATCCTCTTTGAAGTAGCACCGGATCCTCACGATACCGAGCTGACATCTGCATGGAACAAACAGTCTAACGACGAGAAGATAAAACTCAGCAATGATGTAGCTGAAACTGTCGTCAAAAAACTGCTCGACCAGATGCACGTCAAAGGTGAGATGTCGCTGCAGATTGGTGGATACATGGGCGAGTCTAACCCATCATTCACTATCACACTGGAAAACGGAAACCCTGACGAAGTCGCAAAGGCTGCGGGGTTTGTGCTATCACAGGACATGATGATCGCGGTCAGCGAAACGCCATTCGACGGTGGTCACAATACAGGTGCAGTCACATTCAACCTGAATGGTGATGATGCGACCGAAGTGTACAAAAAGATATACGCAGGTGTCCCAGAAGCCGAAGGTCATACGACAGTCGACGGGGTCATGACGATTATCAACAATCCTGACATCGGTATATCAACAGCAGATCTGGCCAATAAAATTGACAGAGTGTTGAACAATGTTTATCATATGGATGTGTGGAATAACGCATACGCATCATTCCCAACATCTAAGGAGTACGGATATGTCAGTGACAATCAGGGACATCAAGGATTTACCAGCAGATCACCCGCTGCGCAAGGGGTTAGTGATCTTCGTGCCGAGACCAACCGTCTCATCGCAGAAAAGCTCGGAGTCAAATTCTCAGCAGGGCGTTCACCCGATGCAGTCAGCAGTGGACGAGATGGAGTCACACCTGACGCAGAAGGCGTAAAGGCTCGAGGGGTTCACTACTCCAAAGAGCAGCGCAGCACGCTGAACTCGTCAGCTTTCGGCTCCGGTCTGAAGGGTGAGGAGCTGGCGCGTGTACGCAATGCAGCAGATGACCGGATCAAACACCGGATCTACTTCTACGTCAATGGTGGTCGTGGTATCAACCCTGAGTCTGGGGTTGGTGCTCACGCACACGAAGCTGACCTGAACAACCTCTACGACATCGACGCCAACCCGCTTGACTTATCCACAGCAGACAAGAACATGATGGAGTCCCGCGTCCTTGATGCAGGATTCGACGGTTACGTGTCGCCTGAACGCGGTATCGCGATCATGCTGGGTCAGCGTGCGATGCAGGTTGAGTACAAAGGTACAGGCCGTCCAGAAGTGGTAGCAGTGCAGCGCGGCCAGAAGTCGACATACGGACAGCAGCAGGCTGAGGTGAGTGCGAGCAAGAGTCTCCCGGCAGGCCAGATGAAGGGTTCTGACTGGAAACGCATGATGAAGGCGCTGATACCTCAGATTGACGTGTCACACCTCAATGATGACACGACCTACTACCGGTCAGAGATCGTCGCTAAACCGAAGATGTCATCAGTTCGCGATGCTCTGCATACCAAGGTCAATGAATATTATGATGACGCGAAGGCTGAGTACGCTGCAATAGAAGGTACTGAGGGTGGGCGACTTATCAACACCGACCTCGCACGTGAGCTGTCAGAACATTACCGTGCTGACCGCACCCTGTCGAACGAAGTGCATGAGCCATCAAGCGTATTTGTGAAGAAGCTATACACAGACCTGCTGGCTCAGGATACACCTGACAACAAGATGTCGGTTGTACTATTCATGGCCGGTGGCACGGGTGCAGGTAAGTCAAGCAGTCTGGCTATCCCCACAATCGCGTCCATCGCGAAGAAGGCTGAAATCGTCTACGACTCCACGATGAGTAATTTCAGGTCATCAGTCGCGAAGATCGATCAGGCGCTGGCGGCGGGCCGAGGTGTGTGGATAAACTACGTGTATCGCGAACCTGTCGACTCCCTAGTGAACGGTGCACTACCTCGTGCCATGGTCGAAGGTCGCACTGCGCCGTTGTCAGCTCACCACAAGACTCACGTCGGTGCGAACAAAGTCATCCGTCAACTGGCCGAACACTATGCTGGGAACCCGCGCGTCGGTTTCAAGATTGTGGATAATTCAAGAGGTCGAGGCAATCAGGCTGAAATCGACTTGACAAGTATGACAATGTTGAACGATAATGAAGTCAAGGAGAAATTACATCATGAACTCGAAAAAGAATATCAAGCCGGTCGAATCTCAGAGTCAGTCTATAAGGCCACCAAAGGTCAAGAAGATGACGGACGAGGAGTTTCAGAAGTTCGGAAATCAAGTGACAGCGGAGTTGGTACGGAACCTCAAACGGATCAAGCCAAACTAAGCACTCGACGGTTCTACTCTCAACTGTCTAACGCAGTCGAGGCTGCACCTGACCGTATGTTCACTACAGGCAAGGCCACTGCGGCATGGTTGCAGGCTAACACATCGAAGCTCGGCATCAAGGCTGACGAGCTGTACTGGTCAGGTGCACTCGACTGGATGACGGGTCAGGCGCGTGTGACCAAGGGTGACGTCGTGTCGTTCCTCAAGGGTAACGGTGTGCAGATCAAAGAGGTGCTCAAGTCGAAGCAGGAGTTCAACCCTGACGAGCCTACGCTCCCTGACGGCATGACTGTCGAACCGATCACTGATGATGAGCGCAATGAAGAGGGCGGCGCATGGAAGCGCAACGATTATGTCCTGCGTGATGCTAACGGTCATGCGCTCGGCCTGGGTAAGTCCAGCAGTGATGCAATCGTTGACGGTCAAGCTGGGTATCCTGAACTGTTCGAGGGTGAGGATACCACCAAGTTCGGCAGTTATGTGTTGCCGGGCGGCAAGAACTACCGTGAGTTGCTGATGACTGTACCTGCAAATTACAAGGAAGAAAATTCACAGCAGTTCAAGTCCCCCCACTATGATGAACCGAACATCATCGCACACCTGCGCATGGATGATCGAGTCGACTCGTCTGGTGCTAAAACTCTAATGATTCAGGAAATTCAGAGCGACTTTGGCCAAGCGTACAAGAAGCAGACTGACGCAATCAACAAGTCGGTCGATGATGACTTCCTTGGTATAGTCGAACGGATGAAGCAAGCCGGTGAACTTCAGGTAGAATGCGATTAAAGGAGAATTAGATGGCTTGCAGATACACGTACAAAGGTAAGACATACGAAGCGCACCAGTTCGATGATGTGCTTCGAGCAATGCGGCCGGCCGAGGCTGCGAAGTTCATGCCTAGTGTATCGAGCATCCCAGCCGCACCGATGGTCACGGACACGAAGTCGTGGACAGCACTGGCCATGAAGCGTGCCATCATTGAGGCAGTCGACTCTGGAGCGGACAAGGTCGCATGGACAACTGGTGCTCAACAAGCTGACCGGTACTCGCTTGAAAAGCAGGCTGGTGGTGTCTACTACACTAAAGACGGTGTCGGTGCAGGCACCCTCGTCGTCACTGCAGTGGGCAAGACGATCAACGACACACCGATACTCGAGAAGGACAATGTCGATATTGATGATATCGAGGACTACGTCGGTAAAGAGATCGCTGACCGGCTGCTGAAAACTACCCCAGATAAAGATGGTTTCCACTTCGTTGAAGGTGATGATCTGAAGGTCGGCGGCGAAGGAATGAAGGGTTTCTACGACGATATCATACCGCAGGTCGCACGCGATATCCTGAAGAAGTTCGGCGGGAAGCTGGAGACTGTGAGTCTCGACTTGAACCCGTCATTTGACAAGACAGCAAAAGACCTGATGGTCAGGATCAACAAGACCAGCGACGGTCGGTATCGTGCAGGGGTGGGCGCAGGTGATGAGCGAGTCGCTGAGACATTCGACACCGACGCTGAGGCACAGCAGTGGGCGAAGGATCAAGTCGAACTGGCACGTGTCAGACCGACGAACGAGCAACCCGGCTTCACGATTACCGGCGCCATGCGCACAAAGGTGAAGGCTGAAGGGTTACCATTGTTTAGTAATCAACGGAAGCAGCTTGAAGCAACAGGTAAGTCATCGCAGACTGATACGCCTGAGTTTAAAAAGTGGTTTGGCGATAGTAAGGTGGTAGATTCCGATGGAAATCCATTAGTTGTTTACCACAGCACAAGTGCAGAAACAGATTTCTCAAGATTCAAGAAACGTGTCGGAGATATAGGCAACCATTTCGGCACTATCGGGCAGGCAGAGGATCGCGGAGAATACATAAACAAGTTCGGTGCTGAGTATAAGAACCCGCGCATCTTACCTGTGTATTTGACAATCAAAAGACCTTTGCGGCTTACTGACGCTGGCGCATGGAATGCGGAAAATCTCAAA